ACGAGGGACGGATCGGGGGCTTGCGGCGTGACTGACTGCAACAGCGTCGTCATGTACTGACGCTGCTCGATTATCTGCTGTTCTGCCTGTTTTACGCTTTCAGACTGGGCTTCTGCCGTGCGCCGCAGCTCGGCCGCTTCCTGGGTCTTTCGCGTGTAATCGGCGTGGAGGAGACTGCCTTTCTTGAGTTCGGAAACCGAGATGACCGTGCCGTCCTCAAGCCGGACCTTGGCATTGTCTGCCACGAACCGGCCCTGTTCGGATTCAGGGTCTGCCTCGTCACCGTCCTCGGCTTGGTCTTCGTCGCCGGTTTCGCCTTCGTCTTCCTCGCCTGCTTCCTCGTTTTCGTCGGAAGCCTGCAATTCGTCGTCGGTCGTATCGCCTTCGTCCTGCTCTACATCGTCGGCTTGGTCGTCTTCGACTTCCTGCGGTGCGGTGCTCTGGACGTAGCGGCTTGCTGCCTCATCAATAGACAGCGCTTCGCCACCAGTGATGGTGTCGTCTTCCATGTGGTTCTCTTGGGATGCGCGACTGCTCTCAGGCTTGGTCGCTAGGGAGTTCCAGGTGGACTACGCCAGCCCTGGCTTGGTCCTCGGTGTCCCGGTGCGAATGAACGCCTCCAGATCGCCTCGGATATCATCGACCACCTTCACGATGGCCTGTTGATGGTGGATGGCTTCCTCGTCCGTTACGGAAACCGTCGCCAGTGCCTCAAGGGCACCGCTGCGCAGGTTGTCGAGGGCCATCTGGAATACTTCGTTGTCGCGCAGGCTCATGGCCTGCTGAGCGAATTGTTCGGGGGTCACTGCCAAGTCACCGTCACAGCGACATTGGCCAGCGTCGCATCAAAACCGATATAGATGCCGGCGCCGACATCGCAGTCCAGCGTAATGGTATGCCCCGGCGTGGTGGCAAACACCCACTCCGAATAGATCACTGTGCCCGCCTCGGTCGCGCTGTCGTAGATGGACAGGAGGCCAGCCGTTGGGGTGGCGGTCAGCGGCGAGATCGATACGGTGTGCAGCTTGGCCGGAAAAGTCAGGGTGGCGGCAGCGCCCTCGGTCGTGCGGCGGGAAACGTTCATGTTAGGCTCCTTGTCAGGCCACCATCAGCAGCAGTTCAATGTCGTCTTCGTCGTCCTGGGCCTGTCGCATCAACTCGGCACGGATCATGTCCACCAGCGCCAAAGTCTCTGTGCTGCGGTCTATGGCGCCTGCATGGCTGATGCCGGCGTGAACTGAGCCGCCGCCCATTGCGGCAGAGTTGAAATCGCCTCTTCGACAACGGCCTGAGTGACCGGCTTGCGGGGCTTAGGCTTGCGCTTCTTGCGCGGTTCCGGCTGTTCGATAACGTAGTAATGGCGCGTGACGTAGAAGCGGTTGCGGCCACTCGGGGCATCATCGCCGCGCTGCCCCGTATTCCCGCCCAGAGCCGGGCTCGATACACCAGGCACTCCAGCCGACACGCTTTCGGCAAGCAGTGCATGAACCTGGCCAAGGGCTGGGGTTCCAACCGTTGGCGTACCAGCACTGATATCTTCGGCCGATAGAGCGTCCGTGCCATCCGTTCCAAGGGCTGGCGCCGAGACAGTAGGCGTTCCCGATGCGATATCCGCACCGTCCAGCACGTGGACCTGGCCGATTGCCGGGGTCGAGACGCTCGGAGCGCCCGTCGCCACATCATCAGCGAGAAGACCATGCACCTGCCCGATTCCGGGGCTTGTTACCGATGGCGCACCGGCTGCAACGTCATTTGCCAGCAATGCATGCTTCTGGCCCAGAGCGGGTGTCGAAGCCGAAGGCGTTCCGCTGGCTACGTCATTCGCCAACAGGGCATGAACTTGACCTATGGCAGGAGTGCCAACAGTCGGGGTGCCGCTCGAAACGTCATTGGCAAGTAGTGCGTTGGTGCTACTAGCCGCAGGCCTGAGTGCAAAGGTGATTGCCGCCCAAGCATCGGTGCCAGAGCCGCCAGTGAATGCGGCAGGGTTTTCAGCAGCCGCTGTCGCCAGTTCCTTTGAGGCGATCATGACCGTCGCGCCGACAGTCGTGCTGCCCTGCCCCGTATCCGCCGCCAGCAGGTTGGTGTAGCCGGTCGGTGCCGCTAGGCTGGCTGATGCATCGTCGTCGTCAAGGATGCCAACAGCAAAGACCAGTGCGCCATTCGTTACTGGTGTATAGCTAGGAGCGTCAGGGAGACCCGAGGCGCCCGTTGCCGTTGTCGCCGTAGCGTCGATTGCCGTAGCGGTGTCGGCGCCGCGCCAGACCTGCCACACATAGGCAGTGCGGACCTGACCATCCTGGTCGAATGAGAAGCTGGTGTCCGGCGTAGCCCCCATGCGCTTGTACATGACAAGCCGCCCAGGATCGACACCGGCATTGCTATTGAGCGTTGACCAGCCAGAACTGAGAAAGTCCGCTACACCGAGCCCGTCATCATCGCCAAAGACTGCAATGACGATATCGTTCTGAGAGAGCGCAACGTTGAACGTGACGGTGGTAGAGCTGCTGCCAATCGGGATGAACCCGGAACCCTCGTCAATCTTGCTCCAGGCCATGGCTAGGCCGCGTCAGGGATCGTAATGCTGATGGCGTCGAGAGTGAATGTGTTGCCGCTGGTCACCGCCTGAGAAGAGGTCAGGGCACCGGTTGCAATCAACACGGCAGAACCATCAGTGAGCGCCCAATGCGTGGCTGTGCCTGTGCCAGTGACCGAGCCATCGGTAATGGCAGGAACGATCACGCGTCGGCCGCTGGATGCGCCGTTCTGCGTGGCGCCAGTGTTCAGCCCGGTTTTGTTGCCGAGGGTATAGGTGCTGGTCGCAGCGGCATAGGATACCGGCTCCTGCGAGCAGATATCGATGCGGGTGCCGTTGGTGTCAGCGTAGTCAAGGCCTTGGTCGAAGACCTCATCATTGATGTATGCCATTTAGTTCATCACCTTCCTGGAGCCGACAGCCTTGCCCGTCACCGGGTCACGGACAATCTCGGTCGGGGCGTTCATGGACGCGGCAAGCGTTGCCAGCGTGTTCCCGAATTGCTGCATGGTCTGCATGATCGCGTCGGTGTTGCTGTCCACCGTGACCCGGCCGCCGCCTTCGCCGGTCTCTTTTTCCACCATGCCCAGCTTGAGCAGTTCGATTTCGCGCTTCTGGGCAAGTTCGGTGTACTTGAACTGGTATTCCCGCTGGCTCGCCGCGTCGGCGTACTGCGCCTTGAGCGCATCGAGTTCGAGCTGATACCGCGCCGCCATTTCCTTCTCGGCGTTGTTGTATTCGGCTTGCAGGCGTTCCTTTTCGCCCTGGGCCTGCACGTCCATCTGCTTCATCTGCATCTGGGACTGCGCCTTGGCCTGCTCCTTGACAACTTCCGGGTTTGGCTGCTGGGCCTTCTCAGCGGCAAGCGCCTTGAGCTGGGCAACCTTTTCCTCGGTATAGTCCGGATAGAAGTCTTCCGGGTTCCTGATGCCGGCGGCCTCGGCCATCTTGACCATCGTCTGCAAAATCTTGGGCAGCAGGTCAATGGCGTCTTCCATGGCGCCCGATGCCTGGAACCGATCCGCCATCATGAGCTGGGTCTGGAGGATCCGGCCCAGCATCACCAGGTCGCGCTCGCGTGAGCCCGTGCCCAGACCGACATTGACCGTCACGTCCATGTCCGCATTCCAGAAACGCGGATCGATGCGAACCTCACGCTTGGAATTCATCATGAGCTGACGCGGCTGCTTCTGATGCTTGATCATCAGGCGCATGAGCTTGCGGAAGACCTTTTTCCAGCCCCATTCGGCCATGTTGCGGGCGATAAGCTCGCTCTGGCTGTGGGCCGCGTCACGGTTGTTATTGGAGGCCGTGGCGGTCTGGTTCTGCAACACCTCGGGATCAAGCGCCATGGACTGGCGGCCGATGCCCGTGCGGCGCTGCGCCACCTCGTCCATGTAGCCGATGCCCTGCAAGGCCTTGTCGCCAATGTAAGGAACCGGCAGATCGGTAATGATCGAGCCAATATCCCCAAACACCGTGCCGCCGAATTCAGGGTTTTCGAGCTGGTCGGGGTTCTTGATCTTGCCCTGAGCAAAGCGCTGCGGGTTGTTCACCCAATAGGTGTTGTTCAGCAACTGCCGGGTCAGGACCGTCTTGACGTCCTGAATGTCAATGGTTTCGTCCGCTATCGAGCGGGCGTCCCAACGATGCGGAATGGGCTCGCACGGGATATCATCAAATGGGTGTTCGTCTTCCCAGACTTCCCAATCGAGCATGTTGCCCTTTTCGCCGCCGGCATAGCAGGCGCGGACCAGTTCGGCCTCGCCGTCGCCATCAGCATCAACGCGAATGAAGCACTCGTAATAGTCCACGAGCTGCATGGAGGCGTCGGTGGATTCGCCATCGCGGTCATCGTCGCGGGCAATAGCCTCGGCGGTATCAGCCCGCCCGGCTTCGGGGATCGCCCAGACTTCCTCTTTGTCGTAGCCCATGGCGACAAGCGCCGAACGGGTCAGCCGCTGCCAATGCGCGGTAAATGCCGCCTCATCGGTGCAGATGGCATCGGCATCGATCAGGAAGTCCTCAGGCGGAATTACGTCAATGACAAACCGGCCATCGGCCTTCTTGCGCTTGATCTTGATTTCGGTCAGCACAGCCTCGATTGGCTGGCTCATCTCGTCATAGCCGACAACCTCTGTCGTGTCGGTGCGGGCCAGGACTTCAACGTCCTCGTCCTGCAACAGCAGCGCCACCTGATCCTCGGTCAGCCCGTCATGGAACGAGGTGGTATAGACCGGCGTATCGTCGTAATAGGTCTTGACGATGCCATTGCCGATCAGCAGGGCATCCCAGCTTGCGGCATAGACGATTTCGTAACCCTTGTTGTCCTTCCAGAACACGTAGTTCATGCCGTCCGTGGCTTCGTCGGCATAGGCCTTGTCTTCCGGGCCAACCGGCTGGGCTTCAGCCATGCGACCCGATGCGGTGAACACGCGCATGATGTCCGGCATCAGCCAGCCCATGGTGTCAGCAACATCGCGGGAGACCACCTTGGAGCGATTGGGCTCGGGGGGGACATACTTGTCCATATGGCCGAGATAGTAGTCGAGCGCCTTTTCGCGCGGGGTGGCGCGTTCGGAGCGGTCATGGTCTTTGGCGAGCCTGATCTGGTTGGAAATAATCCCTCCCAGCTCAAGTTCACTTAGTTGCTTGGCCATCAAACTGCTCTTGGTACGGGTTGGAATAAGTGACGCGCAGCTTTGGCTTCGAGGTAAAGAGTGTGGGCTTCTTCCGCTGTTGAGCAGTAGCCCAAAACGGCATGCTTTCCATGCGCCATGATCTGGGCGATGTACCGACCTTTGCGCATGGAAACCCCTTGCAGACCGGACTTATTATCCTTGTGGGCACGCCGGTTCTGCGCATTCTCAGCCGCGCTTGCCTCCCGAAGGTTGGCAAGGCTGTTGTTGTCTCTGTCCCCGTCCCGGTGATCGATCTGTATGCTGGACGATAGCGCGCCGTGAGACATGAGCCATGCCAGCCGGTGGGCATAAACCATACGCCCACCGATATTAATCGCCCGGTATCCGTCCTTCATTACGCAACCAGCAACTTTGCCCCGGCGCCTTCCCGCAAGCCAAACAAACGCACCGGTATCTGGGTCATAGCGGAGCAAGTCCGTTATGGTTTCCATAGGAATATCCATGTCAGACCACCCAGTTCAGTTTACGGCGCTTGGCCGGCTCTTCTTTGGTCGGGGCTTCATAGGCCACACACATCAGGCCAAAAGCATCAGCGCCGTGGCTCGACCAATCATGCTCGGGACCAAGCCCGACTTCGCGATCATCGGAAGAGCGTTTCTCGTGATACCAACCAAGAGCGGTTCGCCCGTCCTCGGTGGTTTCTTCGTCAAACCAAACTGCCGGGAGCAACCGCCGCCCGGATTCAATGCGCATCTTGGCCGCGCCCTTGCCCTGGTTCGGGA